CCCCTGCAGATCCCCCTCTATCCCCCTGATTCGTCCAAACTGATCCCCCGACGATCCCCACGACGGATCACGATTGGATCTGCATCTTCTCCGCAGGCTTTCGAGAGGAACCCAAGGAGAAGCCGATGGCCACCAAACATCTCAACCAGATCGATCTGGCAGCCCGCTGGAACATCAGCCACCGCACGCTCGAGCGCTGGCGCTGGACCGGCGAGGGTCCGCTCTACGTCAAGCTCGGCGGTCGTGTCGTGTACCGGCTTGAAGACGTCGAGGCGTTCGAGCACGAGCAGATCCGCGCGAGCACCGCCGATCACGCCAAGAAGCCGGCGGCTTGAGGGGGACGGCAATGACGACCTCCAACCGTATCCGCCTCGATGATCTCGGGCGCATGACCGTCGGCGACATCGCCGCGTTGCCCGCCGATCAGTTGGCGCTCCTGCAGGACGAGGCCGACGCGGCTCTGCGCCAGGCCAAGACGGCCTGCGACTGGCTCGATGGGGCGGTCGCGCTCAAGTACGGCGACCTTGCCCACGCAGCGCGCCAGGCCGCCGGCAAGGACACCGGCACGATCCGTTTCGACGACGGTGCGGTCACCGTGATCGCCGACCTGCCAAAGCGCGTCGAATGGGACCAGCAGAAACTCGCCGCTCTGGTCGAGTGCATCCGGGCCGAGGGCGACGACCCCGCCGAGTACGTCGACGTCGCCATCAAGGTGCCCGAGCGGAAGTACACCGCCTGGCCCGGGCATCTCCGCGAAGCGTTCGAGCCGGCGCGCACGGTGCGCGCGGGCAAGCCCAGTTTCAAACTCATCGTCCGGGAGGTGGCGTGATGGCCATTTCGCTCGCATCCCTGCGCACCGCGAACGTGCTGCGTCCGCCTCGGGTGCTGATCCATGGCGTCGCCGGTATCGGCAAGACGACCTTCGCGGCCGGTGCCGACGCCCCCGTGTTCATCATGCCCGAGGATGGCCTCGGCACGCTGCAGGTCCCGCACTTCCCGCTGGCCGGCAGTTTTGCCGAGGTGTCCGAGGCACTCGACGCGCTGCTGAACGAGGAGCACCCCTACCGGACTGTGGTGGTCGACAGCGTCGACTGGCTCGAACCGCTGATCTGGGCCGAGACCGCCAAGCGCAACGGTTGGCCGTCGATCGAGGCGCCGGGCTACGGCAAAGGCTATGCCGAGGCGCTGAACGTCTGGCGCGAGTACATGGACAAACTCAACGCGCTTCGCGACCGCAGAGGCATGGCGGTTGTCCAGATCGCCCACACCGACATCAAGCGCTTCGACAGCCCCGAGCACGAGCCCTACGACCGGTACGTGATCAAGCTCCAGCCACGTGCCGCAGCGCTGCTGCAGGAACATTCCGACGCGGTGCTGTTCGCTAACTATCGGCTGTCGATCGCCAAGGCGGATGTCGGCTTCAACAAGAAGGTGGCCCGCGCGCTCGGGGCCGGAGAGCGCGTCATGCACACCGCCGAGCGCCCGGCCTTCCTTGCCAAGAACCGTTACGGCCTGCCCGACACCCTTCCGCTCGACTGGAAGGCTTTCGTCGAGGCGATGCCGCAGCCCGAATGACCCCGACTGGACTGGAGATCAGACATGGCACGTTTCGACACCGCCTTTGACGCCTCGGGGGTTGAGCCGACCGCCGCCCACGAGGTGCTTCCGGCCGGCAAGTACCGGGCGCAGATCGTCGAGAGCGAAATGCGCGTCACCCGCAACGGCATGGGCCGCTATCTCTGGCTGATGCTGGACATCGTCGAGGGACCCTACCAGGGCCGCAAGATCTTCGACCAACTGAACCTGGTGAATGCCAACCCGACAACGGTGGAGATCGCTCAGCGCACCCTGTCGGCGATCTGCCACGCTACGGGCAGGCTGCAGGTGAACGACAGCGAGGAGCTGCACCTGATCCCGATGACGATCCAGGTCGGCGTGAAGCCTCCGAAAGACGAGTTCGGTGAACGCAACACGATCCGCTACCTCGTACCGGATCCTGCGGGCCAGATGAGCCCCGCGACATCGAGCCCGTCGCAGTCGAGCCCCTCGCAGTCGAACTCGGCACGGCCCGCCGCGATCAAGTCGGCCTCTGCGCCCTGGAACCGCAAGAACTGACGCCCTTGGCCGCCGCGGGCTGATGCGCGCGGCGGTCTGGATCCCGACAGACCCGAGAGACCGATCATGACAAACACCATCGACGCGGCCTGCGTGGCCGCGAACGCCCCCGTCATGCCTGAAGACAAACTGCCCGACGACCGTCGCCGCCTTATCGATATCGACGACGCTATAGGGAAGATCCGCACGCAGATCGCGACCGCCGATCTGTCGCGGCAGCGGTGCGGCAAGCCGATCGATCCCGAGTGGTTTCATCGCGCACGCACCGCACTTCGGCACCTCTATCGCGAGCGTGCCGAGTTCGTCGCCTGTTCGCATGGGCGTCGCCGGCGCGACCGGCTGAAGGACGAGATCATCGCCGTCCTGCGCGAACGCCACGAGACCGACGCCTGGACAGCTGTCCTGGATGAGGCGCGGGCCCGGCTCGAGCGGGAGGAGGCGCGCTGATGGCCGAACTTCCCGCACCTCCGACACCGACACTGTGCGCGATCTATGCCGCCTTCGAGGCCCGGCAGGGCGACGGATTCCGTGACCACCTCGGCGCCTCGCTGATCGGCAAATCCTGCGCCCGTGCGCTCTGGTACGACTTCCGCTGGGCGACGCCCGCGCGGCACACCGGCCGGATCCTGCGGGTGTTCGAGACCGGCCAGTTGGAGGAGGCACGGCTCGTCCGCGACCTGCGTTCAACCGGTGCCACGGTGCTGGAGGTCGATCCCGAGACGGGGCGTCAGTTCCGCGTCGAGGCCCATGGCGGTCATTTCGGCGGATCGCTCGACGCCGTCGCCCTCGGCCTGCTGGAGGCGCCGAAAACCTGGCACGTCGTCGAGTTCAAGACGCACTCCGCGAAGAGCTTTGCCGAACTCGTCGCCAAGGGCGTCGCAATCAGCAAGCCGCAGCACGCGGCACAGATGCAGGTCTACATGCATCTCAACGGCATTACGCGGGCGCTCTACGTCGCGGTCTGCAAGGACACCGACGCGCTGCACATCGAGCGTATTCCAGCCGATCCCGAGATCGGTGAACGCCTGCTGGAGAAGGCGCGACGGATCATCTTAGCCCAGAACCCGCCCGAGCGGATCAGTTCGGACCCAGCCTGGTTCGAGTGCCGTTTCTGCAACCACCATGGGCTCTGCCACGGCGAGGATCCCGCGGCGGTCACCTGCCGCTCCTGCCTGCACTCCACACCCGTCGAGGGCGGCTGGCACTGCGCCCGCCACGACCGGCCGCTCGACGCTGCCGAACAGCGCGGAGCCTGCCCCAGGCATCTGTTCATCCCCGATCTCGTCCCCGGCGAGGTGACGGACGCAGGCGACGACTTCGTCTCCTACCGCATGCGCGACGGCTCGACCTGGACCAATGACGCCCGTGAAGAGGAGGCCGCCGCATGCTGAACCTGCGCCCGTACCAGCAGGCTGCGATCACCGCGATCTACGGCTACTTCGCGAAGGCGAAAGGCAATCCGCTCGTCGTGATTCCGACGGCCGGCGGCAAGAGTCTCGTCATGGCCGCCTTCATCGAGGGCGTGCTCAAGACCTGGCCCGATCAGCGACTGCTCGTCGTAACCCATGTGCGCGAGCTGATCGCGCAGAACCATGCGGAGATGCTGGGGCTCTGGCCCGAGGCGCCGGCAGGCATCTACTCGGCCGGACTCGGCCGCCGCGATGCACGGGCCCGCATCCTCTTCGCCGGCATCCAGTCGATCCACGACAAGGCGACCCGGATCGGCCATGCCGATCTCGTACTCATCGACGAGGCCCATCTGATCCCGGGGCGCTCGAACACGATGTATCGCCGCTTTCTGCGGGACCTGAAGGCGATCAACCCCAAGCTCAAGGTGATCGGGCTGACGGCGACACCTTTCCGGCTCGACAGCGGCATGCTGCACGAGGGCGAGAACGCGCTCTTCACCGACATCGCCTACGAGGTGTCGGTCCGCGATCTGATCGATCAGGGCTACCTCTGTCCGCTTGTCTCCAAGCAGACCGAGACCCGCCTTGACGTGACCGGTATCGGATCGCGCGGCGGCGAGTTCATCGCGCGTGACCTCGAGGACGCTGTTGATCAGGACGTCATCACGCGGGCCGCGGTTGGCGAGGTGATCGCGCATGGGGAGGCCAGAAGATCCTGGCTCGCCTTCTGTTCGGGCGTTCGCCATGCCACCCATGTCGCCGAGGAGTTCCGCCGCCGCGGTGTGACGTGCGCCACCATCTTCGGAGAGACGCCCAGGGACGAGCGCGATCGGATAATCGCAGCCTTCAAACGCGGGGAGATCAGGGCGCTCGCCTCAATGGGCGTGCTCACCACCGGCTTCAACGCACCAGCCGTCGACCTCATCGCCATGCTGCGGCCAACCAAGTCGGCGGGCCTGTACGTTCAGATGGCCGGTCGGGGCACGCGCCTCGCCGAGGCCAAGGAGAACTGCCTGGTTCTCGATTTTGCAGGCAACGTCCGACGGCACGGCCCGATCGATCTCGTTCGACCGACGCGGCCAGGTGGTCCCGGCGACGGACCGCCGCCCACCAAGACCTGCCCGGAATGCGACACTATCGTCGCCATTGCGGTGCAGGAGTGCCCGGACTGCGGATACGAGTTCCCCCGTCGGGAAACGAAACTCGAGCCGACCGCGTCCTTGCTACAGGTCTTGTCGAACGGCAAGCCGACCTGGCTCGAGGTCACCGACGTCACCTACAGCCGGCACGAAAAGAGCGGCGGTTTCGTATCGCTGAAGGTCACCTATCGCTGCGGGCTCGCCTTCCACTCTGAATGGGTCTGCTTCGAGCACAGCGGCTATCCACGCCGAAAGGCCGAGGCCTGGTGGCGTGAGCGCGCGCCGATAATCCCGGTGCCCGACTCTGTGGTTGAGGCATTGACCCTTACGCATCTTCTGCACCGTCCGACGGCGATTGCCGTCCGCCCCACGGGCCGCTTCACCGAGATCACTGCCTACAGGTTCGCGCCATGCGTTACAGCCATGGAGGGCTCTGCGCCGTCTGCAATCGCGAGGCCCGCGGCTGGGGCTGGTTCGATGTGCGCTTCCGGATATCCGACCCGCGACGGCACACGGGTCACCGGCGGCTCTGCAGCCGCAGTTGCCAGGACATCTGTCACCGGAGGTCGGGCATGATCGATCCGACCCCCAACGAGACCGCCGCCATGATCGCCGGGGGCAAGGCCGGTGGCGAGTACCTTGAAAGCCTCGGGAGGACCGATCTCGCCCGGCTGACCGAGGCCGAGTGGGATGCCTTCGTCGAGGTGATCGTCACCGGCTACTGCGAACGCCTACGGGAGTTGGCGGCGCGGGACCGCACACGTCTCGACGGCATGATCCCGGAGGTGCCGTTCTGATGGCCGGTACTTCATGGATGGCCCGGACCGAGGCGCGGCTCGTGTCGAATGGCTATGCGATCCTGCCGATCGCGCCCGGCACCAAGAAGCCCGGCCAGTTCGCCCGGGGAACGTGGCACGACTATCCCCAATGGAACCGCCATGCGGAGCGGTCTACGACCGAGTTAGAGGTCGTGACATGGTCGGCCTGGCCAGACTGCGGTGTCGGGATCGTCGGCGGCACGGTCGCGGCACTCGATATCGACATCGCCGACGACGGCGAAATGGCTCTGCGTATCGAGCGGCTGGCGCGCGAACGGCTGGGTGACACGCCGGCGCTCAGGATCGGCAGGTCGCCAAAGCGGCTTCTGGTCTATCGCACGACTGAGCCGTTCGCCGGTATCCGTCGGGCGCCGCTGGAAGTGCTCTGCCTCGGCCAGCAGTTTGTGGCCTATGCCGAGCATCCCGACACCGGCCAGCCCTATGCCTGGCCGGACGAAGGGCTCGCCGATCTCGACATCGCGAGCCTGCCCGAAATCGACGCCAGCCGGGCAGCGGCTTTCCTCGCCGAGGCCCTGGCGCTGATCCCGCCTGAGTTGCGCCCGAAGACCGTTGACGCGAACGCGCTGAACGGGGTGGGGCACAAGTGTCTGCCTGCCCACGCTCAGGCCGGCACGCTGGCCGCGATCCGCAGCGCACTCGCCTGGCTGCCCAATGCCGAACTCCACTACGACAGCTGGATGCGTATCGGCATGGCGCTCAAGGGAGCGTTGGGCGAAGAAGGCGCGGCGCTCTTCGCAGAATGGTCGGCGCAGGCGGCCAAGAACGACCCTGCCGCGACGGCCAAGGCATGGGCGAGCTTCAAGCCCGCGCGGATCGGCGCCGGCACGATCTATCACCTCGCAATGGAAAAAGTTTGGCGCCCCGATCCTGACCTGCTGCTCGATGGTAGCCAGCAGGTCCCAGGAGGCGAGCACCCGGCGGCCGGCCTCCTGGCGCGGGTCTCTCAGCCTGAAGCGTCGGCGCTGATCCGCGGGCCCGCGTCATCCTTCGAACTGACGATGCCGGGCGGGTTAGCAGGCGATCTTGCCCGCTACATGATCGACACGGCCCGCAGGCCGCAACCGCTCCTCGCCGTCGGCGCCAGCCTCTGCGCCCTCGGCGCGCTGATGGGGCGGCGCTATCGAACGACGACCGACCTTCGCACGAACCTCTACATCGTCGGCATCGCGGACAGCGGCTCGGGCAAGAACCACGCCCGCGAGGTCGTCAACGAGCTGTTCTTCGAAGCCGGGCTCGCTCACCACCTGGGCGGCAACAAGATCGCTTCCGGCGCAGGGCTTTTGACCGCGCTGCACCGCCAGCCCACGATCCTGTTCCAGATCGACGAGTTCGGGATGTTCCTGTCGGCAGCAGCGGATCGCAAGCGCAGCCCGCGCCACATCACCGAGATCCTCGACAACATGACCGAGCTCTACACGGCGGCCGGCGGGATCTTCCTCGGCGCGGAATACGCCAACCGCGACGGCGCGAACGAGCGGCGCGACATCGTCCAGCCCTGCCTCTGCGTTTACGGCACGACCACGCCGCTGCACTTCTGGGGCGCGCTGCAGGGCGCCAACGTGGTCGATGGCTCGCTCGCCCGGTTCATCATCCTGCCGAGCGACGAGGACTATCCCGATGAGAACCGCCGAGCCGGGTTGAGGCGCTCTCCGCCACAGCTGATCGAGGCGCTGCAGCGTCTCGCCGACGGGGGGGATCAGACGAGAGGGAACCTGGCAGGTCGGACCTCGGGTCACGAGACCGCCGTCAATCTGATGACCGTCCCCATGGACGACGATGCGCAGGCCCGCTTCGACGCGCTCGGCGATGAGATCACCGTCGAACTCCGAGGAGCAGCCGGCACATCCCAAACGCCGATCCTCGCCCGGATCGCCGAGAACGCGGCCAAGGTCGTTCTCGTGGTGGCCGTGGGGCGCGATCCGGCGCATCCGGTGATACGGCTCGAGGACGCCCTCTGGGCGATCGATTTCGTGCAGCACTTCGCCCGGCGCACCATCGACGCCGTCGAGCGCCACGTCGCCGACAGCGAGACCGAGGCGCATCTGAAGCGGGTCCGCGAGATCATTCGAAAGGCTGGAGTTGCGGGCATCACCAAGTCCGAACTCACCCGCGCGTCGCAGTGGCTCAGAGCGCGCGACCGAGACGACATTCTGCTCACTCTGGTCGAGAGCGGTGACGTCATCACCGTTGCGCAGGGCACTGGTGGCCGCACGGCAATGTGCTTCCGGGCCCTGCGATGAGGGTCGGCACGATGCTTCCTTCAATGACCCCGATTCTTCAATTGGACACCTCGAAGTACCGCTTGATTTTGGTTTTCGGCGGCTGGGGGCGCTTGGCTCGAGCGTTGGCTGTGCCTTCTGTTCATTGATTTTCGGTTGATCGTTGGCGGATATCGTTGGTTTTC